TGTGGTGGCGTATTCTATCCCATAACACCCAAAGTATCGTCTGTTTCGTGTAATAACATAAGGCTGTTCTGAATCTTGTCTCATAAGCCCTTTATGGACGACATATTCTTGGCAGTTGTAAGTAAGTGAAATGTTAGCGTCTGGAATTGAAACTCTGTACTCTCCGTTTATGTAGGAAGCAGTCGCCAGATTCCAGTTAGTGATGCTGTTTCGTCCAGTCATTGAAATCCTGCCTGAAATCTTTCGCATCACTCCGCCCATATATTCGTAAATCCCGTCAACAGCCATTAAAATAATAGAGTTTTCTGTCTGGCAGATTGTGTGATGCGAAGCCAATCTGACTTCTCCCAGAGGATTGACTCCAATCATTCCTAAAGAAACATCGTCTATTTCGTAGAATTGAGATTCCTTGAAGAATAAAGTCGAGCCAGTGTTTGAAGTAATCGCTCCTCGTGAGTTCTGTCCGTTATTGGGGTCTATGAACTGCCACGAAGCCGCTTGAACCGTAAGGGGAGTGTTTAGGTCAGAATACCATATCTTTGAAGTGGCGTTTTCTATGTATAAAATCCTATTTTTTCCGTTGTTTATCAAAATTCCTTTCGGAAGAGTGGGTTGATTAGTCCAAGTAATGCCGTCTGTCGAGCTTAAAGTATAGGTTACTCCGTCCGAATAGACACAAATGTCGTTTAATGTAACGAAAGTCGGCTGGTTTTCTGGTAGTGAGATTGAAGCCGCCGGGCTTCCTGTCGTTGGTAATATGCAATCCGTCCAAACACTCGATCCATTATCATACTGTAGTTTAGTCCCTGTTTGTCTTAATAGCTTTTGAGTGCCGTTAGAGAGTCTTAGATGATAAATCCCCCAGTCAACCGTGCTTTTATTGACTGTTTGGTACATTACATACCCGGGAGCCGTGCGAATCGAAGCCTCATCGACTGTGTAGTTCTCGCAGTCAGCCATTTCATTCTCCAAAATCTCCCCAGCTTCCATAAGGTCGTTAATCCCGTAAGAAAGGTTTGGAATGTTCTTTATTTTATAAGTTTTTTGAACGAATGCCATACATTTTACTTTGAAATACCTCTCCTCTTGTTGCGAGTTCGTTAATCATACTTCTTAAGGCTTCGTCATAGAGATTCTTATAATCCACCGCTTTTGGGTCTGAGTCGTAAGCAAAGAATCTATAACACGCTCCCATTACTATCACATCAGAATACCTGTCGGGGATGATTGAAGTCCCCAGCGCGCTTTGAGCAGGAACATATTCTATCGTCAAAGTCCCAGCGTCTTGCGGAGCGGGGACGAGCTTTACTTTCAATCCATTGAGAACATATTTGGTCGGAGTTCCGTCAAGGTCGTCAAAGTGATTATCCAGATAGTCTTTCATTGTTATTTCTTCGAGATTGGTCGTTGAAGAATATCCGACGGGCTGGTATTGGACTTTTATAAGTTCCAAAAAATCAGTCGGAGTGTAGTCGGCTGTTGAAGCCGTTACCACTTGAGTATAAGTCGAAGTACCGAGGTATCGTCCGACTTTCTGAAGAACCTGCTGATAGATAGCTTGGATGTTTCTTTGAATGACCACTTGAGCCGAGGCGGAAGCGTCATCGACTTCTTTTGAAACTGCTAACGTTAGAGTTGTAATTGTTTCACTCATTTTTATAAATGTGAATAATGAATTTCTTTGGTCTTTTCTTCGGCTCGTTTCATTGTTTCATTAAAAGAGTCCTGGTCTTTTTCGTCGTAGGAATCGTCTTTTAGCAGAAAATTACCGCAACGAGGGCATCGTCCGTATTTGCTTGAAACGTGGCAGTTGTTTTTGCATCTGTAAACGTATCTCATAATGTTCTTTAGCGGAGACAGAAGTTATCTGTCCCCAAAAAGAATATTAAATTGTACTAATGCTATTTCCCATAAAGCCCCACGCCGTGGTCACCTCTCAAAATTCCGCTGCCCCACATTGCGCGAACATTCCCTAAACGTCCTTGCATATTGAGGTTATATTCGCTTTCAACTTTAGGAGAAGTTTGAGCGACATATCCGATAGCTTGTTTGTGGACATACAGATTCATCTTGCTGGTAGTAGCAGGAGAACCATACGCCGGTCCATCGGGGAGGTTGTTAGACTGATAGACTGGTGAACCGAGAAGCATTCTTCCGATTTGTCCGCTCTGGAGACCTTTTTCTCCGGAGAAGTCCATCGAGGTGAAGTAATTTCCTGTCAGGTTCAGAAGTCCTTCTATAACAGTCGGGTCGAATATCCAAGCGCGGTCATTGTCAGGAACATCGAGCTTGTCGAGAACTCTCTTGCAAGCCGTCAGATAGATGTTGGTCGGGGAAGTTCCTAGAACACCTTGAATGGTGTTCGTGAAAGCACTGGACTTGGAAAGAATGTGAGTATCCATCTGTTTGGCGATGGCGTACCCTGATTCTGCCATTTCCATCGCAAAGTTATCATATTGCGACTGGACATCCAGGTCATTCGGGATTAGGAACGGAGACACATATTTCTGATCAATCGTGATCGTCGTGTAAGTGTCGGTGGTTGCAGCCAGCTTTTCCTCAAGTTTGTATCCTGCCACGAAACTCTGCGCGTCGCGGTGAGTCCTTGTGGGAAAGTGAACAGCAGTTCCGAACGGAGCGTCCGATGTGCGATTCTCGAAAATTCCTCTGGCGACAAAATTCTTTTCTGTCGCTTTGAGAACTAGCGGAGACCATTTCACCGGAAGATACTGAGCGTCCGTCGTTACTGTATTTAGGCTGGCAATAGGTGATGCTGCCATTTAATTAAGGCTATCATCCGAAGGTTCGTTTTACGGCTTCTTTCATCTGGGGGTTTATGTTGGGGTCATCCAACATATCCTTTACAGCGTCCCCCGTAGGTTTAAAGCTTTCCTCTTCGGGAATAGCTTGGGGGTTTAATTGTTTAATCGGTTCTGTCTTGACCTCTTTGGCAAATTCCTTCGTGATGCCGTCCAAGATGTCGGCTTTCGCCCGCATATCAGCGTCAACGATTGAGAATCCTTGAGCCACATAGTCCTTGACTATTTCAACCCGATTTACAAATGACGGGTCGGTTGACAGCTTTAGGAGAATCTCAGAGTTAGCTTCGGCTTTCTTGCTTCTTTCTTCCGTCTCGATGAATCTCTTGACGGCTTCGTCTTGGGGCATCTCTTCCACAACTTGCGGTTGAGGCTGTTGCGACTTCAATTCCTGAATCTTGCGATTCTTTTCCTTGATGTCGCTGGACAGTTGTTCGGCAATCGCTTTGTAGTCCTTGCCCTCGACGGGTGGAGTAACGCCTTCCACTGGCTCTTCCGTTGGCTCCTCTTGAGGTTGGACATCCTCGATGGGTGCTTCATCGTCTTTTACGTCCTCTATTTCTTCTGCCATAAATTTACGCTGTTTTTTACGTGGTTCCGCCCCACAATTATGGTTTACTAATTATCTTTCTTGTCTAAATCTATCTTCGTCATAAGCCCATTCGGGTTCATCTTCCGAGCAGTCATACTTTATCTTCACCAGATACTGCTGGGCTTTCTCCGTCTTTTCCAGTTCGTTCAATATATCTAGGTCTTGTTTTGTCATATTTTTGGAGTATTTCTTCTTTAATCTTCTCGGAAAATTCTATCTGGGAAATGAATATCTCATCCGCTACCGGGTCAACATTGTTTATCAGCGATTCATATATAGCTTGATTGTCAAACTGGTCTTTTAGGAACTGGACTAGCTTGAATTTGTCCTTGCCAAAAGTCTTTAGAATCCCCTCAAAGTCTTTTATCGCTCTTACTTGACCTTTAACCTTGTTGAGTTCCTTGCCCGCCCTGAGTCGGGTTTGCCATTGCTTGCTGTTGTATTGCATATTATTGAGATTGCTGTTGACCCTGTTGCATCATTTGCTGTTGTTGCATATCTGCACTTGTCCCCTGCCCGACTTGCATACCTGCAGAATAAGGAGGCACGAGTCCTCCAGACTGTTGAGCGTGGTCATTCAAGTGAGAAATCAGAATTTGTAATTCTTCTATTTTCCTGTCATCAGTCTGTTCTGACTGTTGCATCATCTGAACCTCTTGCTCTCTGACCTGTATCTCGGCCTGATGAAGCGGGATATGAACTTCGGAAATGTCAGTCGGGAGAACTCTAGCAGTGATTGGATTGGCGTTCTCGGATTTTGCATCTTCAATTTGAGCTGTTTTACTTTGCGCGCCTTGTTGCTCTCGTTCTTTGAGATTAGGCAAAAATGTCTCAACATCCTTTTCCAACATTCCTTGTTCGATGAGTCTTTCCCAAGCAGGTTCACGGTTAATCGGAACAGCGTCAGGTCGTCCTGATTCCTGATAAGCGGCATTAAGAAAGGCTGACCACTTCTGAAGTTCGGCTTGCTGATTGACTAAAGCTGTCGAGCCTGAAATAACAATCACATCCTTTACCGCTTCGATGTCTTTGAACTTAATTCCTTTTTCCAAGAATTGTCCCTTGCGTCCCAGAATCCTGAAGAATATCTTTTTGTTATTTACTAAAAACTGCTGATTCATATACAAAGCGAAGCGTCCCATTGGTTCCAGGACTTGTCTTTCCAAAGCTCTCATCATATTTCCTATTCTGGCGTTTGATTCCTGAGTTTTGATTTGAATCTCTCCCAGAGTCTTGGCTCCTTGAAGCTGGTCGGCACCTGTTTGGAAGTCTGTTATCCCTGAAACATTCTGTTTTGTTCGGTTTAAGAAGTTCTGCATAATCTCAACTGAGTTCATATCCGGTTTGGGAGTCGGGAGAACGGCGACTGATTGTCCTAATTGCCTGACGGGAAGAAGAACCCTAGCCCCGTAACTGATAGATTTTCCTATAAGATTAGACGGATTGTATTCCATTGGTCGTGAAATATCAGTCCTGAAAGCCTCTAGGGCCATATTAAGATTGTCTTCTTCGGCATTTATAACTCCTTCAGCAGGTTCAACGAGTCCGAATCCATAAAACTTTCCTAACCTGTCTATCGGACGGAAGATACCCATCGGCATAAACTGTTGATCAAAAGGATTCTTCTGAAAACCTACTGAAATCGGCTCGCCCATTTCAATGTTAGCCATCGTAACCATAAAACTCTCGAAGTATCCCTGGTCGTTCATTATCTTGGCATAGAGTTCACTAACTTGGACTCTTTCTTGTCCCGCCATTTTGGTTTGTTCATACGAAGAAACACCATCGTTGTTTTTTAAGTATTCCAGCCATTTGTCTGTTCCTTTAACGAAGTTCACAAGTTGAGTCGTGTCGTATCCTTCAGCTTTTAGTTCCTTGATGTATCTCCATTCAGTATGCCCGAATACCCTGACTTCACTAAGGTCTTTGGCTGTAGTAGTCCAGATTAAATCGTGAGGTTTAATAGCTTTGAAAGTATAGTTTGAAGTGTCTCTTGTTTCATCGACTTTGACATCTTTTCCTATTCCTATCTTTTCAGCGAGTCCTATAATAATAGGATTAATTACTTTCATTCCCATAATATCTTTGCCGTTCTTTGAAACTACTTGCTTCTCGTCTTTCCATCCCATCTTCCAACCTGCAAGTCCGGCGACTAATCCCCATCTAACGACTTCATTTAAGGTATCTTCTACTCCTGCTTCGTTGAATTGATAATCTGAGAATTGGTCATAGAGTTCGGATACTTGAGCGTCATCTGCTTCTCTTCCCAAATACTTATACTTGGGCTGTCTTGAAAGCAAACGAGGCAAAGCGTTCTCAACTAAAGCAAAAGCTCCTCCGAGACAAACCTTTGAATCAGTCTTGGCGGTGATTGAGTCTTTTCTCAGTTTGTTTTCGTATCTCTCCACCAAATCATTCCACCTTGATTTCAAAGTTTCGTATTCGTTCCGATGTCCTATAATTGTGTCAGAACATATTTGGATTATATCTTGTTTTTTCATACTAATAACTCGTTTTAATATCTCCTGCTTTAATAAATTCTGGTTCAATAAATGTAAGCATTAGAGCATCGGCGTGATCTGGCGAATGATAACCTTTCTTTTTCATCTCAACCTTTCCCATTATCTTCATCTTTCCGCTTAATTCTTTTCTGTGTCTTATGCTTAACAATTCGTCCCACCCATCATTTCTAACTAATTCTCCTCCCCGCCTGATCCATTCTCTTTGCTTCCAATAAGCGTAGGCTCTTAGGTTTATATATAAATCTTCATCTTGAATTGGTCTGTCTCCAACATTAACTGCGTTCACTCTGATATTAGCCAATCCCATTTCCTGTGCTACATTCGCACCCTCTCCGAAATTATCAACATAGACATTCTCCGGTCGGACATTTAGATAACTCATTAAAGTTAAAGTCTTTTGAGCCACCCCCTTAGCGTTGGATACATTCTCTTTCGCTACAACTTTGGCTCTAAAGTTATCTCTAGCTATCCAAATCGTCTTATCGTTTCCCTCTCCTGCCGGATCAACTCCCAATTTCACGTCTCCTACAAATGAATCTTCATCCGTGATTTTGAGGTCTTCCGCCGTATAAAGCGGAACAAAACCAGCTTCGTCCATTGCGTCTTCTTTCGGAAAAGTTCCCTTAACCCTGATCGCAAACTCATCACTATCCCTGCCGTGTTTTTTTTCAATCCTTTCCACAAACTCTTTATCCACGATAGGACTATCTTCGGAATCAAAGTGAAGTGTTTCCCAGTTTTCTTTATCTTTGTGGTGTGAGTCATAGAAATATCCTATAAGTCTAGTGGCGTTGGAAATCATTATCACAATAGCCCTTTTATCCGTTAAGGCTCCCTCTGCTGTATTAAATATTTCTTCTGGTACTCCGCTTGCTTCATCTATTAAAAATAAAACATAGTCTCCGTGAACTCCTGCTAGTGCTTCCGGACTTTCTTTCCTTGCGGTTTTAGCTCGAGCAAACCAAGTTTCCGGACTTTCCAGTATCCGAACATAATTAGCCGACCATTCGTATTTAACTCTTATACTTTCCGGCATCAGTTGAAGCCATTTAGCTACTTCTTTCCAAAGGACATCGTGCATTTGGTCTGATGTTGGTGCTGTGCAAGGAACTTGAGCATCCTTATGACAAAACAAGTACCAAAGTATAACCCAACTTAAAACGGTGCTCTTGCCAATTCCGTGTCCTGACCTAACTGATATTCTTTTCTTTCCCTTTCCTATCGCTGATTCTATCGCTAGTAATATATCGTGTTGTTGCCAAGTTATGTGTTTTCCTTTCGTGAACTTCTCATTGTCTCTTTCGGGAACTAATCCCCAGACACATTCTATGAATAATATCGGGGATTTTTGAAATGCTTTGAATA